ACTTTAGACATAAACTCGTTTTTCCAGTTTTCTGAACCTTGTAATTTCATTTGAGTGCGAATACGTTCGGCAGTTCCCGAATTTAATCCTATCTTACTAGCTAACTGCGAGTTAGTAGTTGATTGAATGTTTTTTTCTTGCCTGCTTATCATTTTAGCCCGTTCTTCAAAAGTTTTACTAAGACCAATTTGCTGTTTAGCGTAATTTTTTGTTAAAGCTAAAAAAACATTTTTATTTTGCATACGACGAGCAGCATTTTTTTGAGCGACACCCCAAACAGCTTCCCCGTATTGCCAAGTTTCTTTTCCAGTTTGATGTCCATATTGTGCCGCAGCAGCAGCATTTTGTGCTGACGCTTGGTTTGCACCGTTAATAGCACCTAAAGCACCCATTGCAATTCCGCCAACAGCCATTGCACCTAAAGCTACACCCATATTATTTCTCCATAAATTTAATTATCTTATTTATATTATTAGAAAGATCCTCAGTATACACCCTAAGTATGGGATAGTTAGCTTCTTCTAATGCTCTTGACAGACACCATCTTGACCAATCAATAATATCAGTGATAGGATTGAAAGGAGTATCATAACTCACTAGTTCTTGTTCTTTCTTGTGAACCCTAGTGACACTCTCTTCGTGTCTCTGTCTATCTTGCCTCTCCAAGACAACCATACGGTTTATGTTATATACTGGGGTTTTTAGCAACACGCTAGGCCAAATTTTTACAATTTTATTTTTCCATTTATCGGTATAAATGTTTTTATTTGTCTCAATAGGATGGGGTTCCCAATAACCATCTGGGTTCTCGTCCTTAGCCGTAAACTCCCAGAACTTCCTACCTATTACAGGAAGACCCACATCCCTGAGGGATTTCATTACAAAAGAAGAACCGACTCTCGGTCCTATGCCGGTCACAATTCTCATCGTTTAAATTTCCTCAATAGTCTATTCCTAAACGGCTTAGGAGTATTCATTCGGAATTCCTTACCGTTAACTTCTACATTACCAATAGTGCGATCATAAGCAATAGCCATAATACGCCTTTCGTCATCCATCCAATCTTTTACTACAGCCTCCTGACGGGCGATCTCAGACGTTTCAATCATCTTATCGACGTTGACCCCCATTGATTCTTCCCAATAGCTTACAGAGGCTGCTAGTGCGTCTACGCGGTCATCGTGAGCAAGGCTTCCGCGTACCTCTGTAATACGGGTAAGCTGCCTCTGGGTCTTTTCTTGACGAATAGCTTTTCGATCTATAATCAAACGGTGTGAACCCATGACTGGTTCTAGGGTATCGATAATTCTTTTATTTTTATTTCCGGTAACCCGGTACTCTTCGATGCCTGCCTTACACCCCATGCGTTGCATGACGGGTAGCAGGATCTGACCAAACATAGCGTCACCCCAGTTAGACTCAAATCGGATTAATTTTACATCCGTTTCGATTGCGACTTGGACGATTTTTTTGAGCGTCCCTTCGTCGTAGCCACCCTCGTAGCCCAGTAACTCTGTAACAAAAACATAACCATTAAGATAGCCACTAACGCAAATGGCTGTTTCGTCAGCACCTCTTCCGCTTGGGTCAATATGCATAACTTTTTGGACATAAGGTTGGTAATTTTGAGAAATCCACATAGGCTCATAAACGACATCTCCACTTAAACCGAAACAGGGCATTGATTTATTAACTTGTTTAGAAGCCCACACAACTTTTTCAGGAGCTACTTCATAATCGAGATCTAATACCACCAAATCAGCTAATTTAAGGGGATACCTTTCGGCATCAGCTAGACTTGTATCAAGGTGGTAGTGCAAAGAAAACAACTTAGGTCCAACTTTTGCTTTACGCTCCATTAAGAGATCCAGCGGAAATCGCTCGGGCTGAGTAGAGTCTCCGGGTTCTAAATCTAATTCCTTAATGTAATCAGCGCAGTTCTCAATCTGACCCTCTACAGAGGGGTCTGGCATTAGGGCCGGGAACTTGTGGATTGGATAGCCATCGGCCATCTTACGGTAGATCGACTCAGAGGTCTGAGGCGTACCCAGAATGCGTACACCACCTTCTCCGGGGTTACGAATCTGTTCAATCTCCCAGACCTTTGTGAGAAGCCTCTCACGGCTTTCTGCCGTTTCGGAGTTCTTCTCGATCTCAACGTCATCTAAAATAACCCAATCGGCGTGTGACCCGGTTATCTGTCCGGTAACACCTTTAGCAAAGCAACTCATATCCTGACCGTGAGCAGTACGGTTTTCGACGTTAAACCCAAAGGCATTATCCTTAGTGTTTGGACCGGGTTCCATGTGTTGGCAATACGGGACAAGGGACAGAATACGACGAGTCATAGAGATAAACTCTGTAGACTTATTAGCCGTAGCTGACATAACCATTACAGTTGTATTAGGATCTCTAAGCAGCAACCACGATGCAAAGCAAGCCGTTAACACAGACTTACCAGCACCACGACCAGCCTGAAGCTGGAAGCCCTCAGGGCCGTGCTGTAGTTTTTCTGCCATAGCGTACTGTAATGGCGTAGGCTCCCCCAAGCCTAGATACTTGAAGCAGGCCCACAAGTGGTTCCTGAAATCTTCAGTCATTTCTGAGGGTACATTCATATTATTTCCTTCTTGGTCTTATAGCTAAAGGCGCACAAGCTAACAGCAATAGCGCACCCGGTCCCGGTATATCAGCGGCAGTTAAACCATCAACCTGAGACTTTACAGAATTTACTGTTTCTAACCATTCTACTAAACTGTCAAGCGTTTCTTTTCCAAACACAGCACCAATACCGATAACAATACACATTAAAATAAAAACCTTCTTATCCAATTTTTGGATTTTTTGGTCTTTGCTTTTATTTGCTTTTTGACACTGAGTTAACTCATATTGTAAATGATCGGTTTCTTTTTTGTTACAATATTGGCAAGTTTCTCTAGGAGGATTCATTTACGACCCCTGTTTCTAGCCCTATTACGAGAAGCTTTTTCTTTAACCATTCGACCCGATTTAGTGTGGGACATATCTTTACCATCGCCGTTACCGTAAGTACCTGCCTTACGGTTAGCAGCATTTAACTTTGCTCGATACTTTTTTCGGGCAGGAGTACTATGATAAGCTGTATTATACTTATTCTTTTTAGCTTTAGATTGTGGGTTTCTATCGTAGTAATATTTAGAATTTTTTTTACCTGCTGGCATAGTATCTCCTTGAATGCCCACCTTGGATTTTACCCCAAGGTGGGTCTGACTGGCCCTGTTGGTAAGTTCAACAGAACCAAGGTAGCGAACAATTAAGTTCCGAATTTAAATGGAGGATCTAAAGACATCTTATTAACAGTTTGTTCGATGCTTTCAAGATCAATTTCATCTTTAAAATCAACAATCACGCGGCACACAACCTGATAAAGACCGGGAGTGCATTTAGATGGGTCATCAAGATCTTCTGACAACCTATTAATTAATTTGTTTTTTAGTGCTGAGATATTATTCATAGCTCTCCATTAGGTGGATGCGACAAATACCTCTAAGTCAACGTCAGCGGTATTGGCCTGAGCGTTAAACGTATCAATCTCAGAGAACCCGGAGAAAGCAGACCCGTTAGTAAACGCTTCAAGATCGTCGTTGTACATACAGAAAGTCTGACCTGCTTCAAGCTTGACATAAGCGGTATCACCGCTAGTGTCTAACATACCCAAAGTAACGTAATTGGTATTGTCTTTGTTAGTAATTCTAATATACTTGATATTAGCTTTAAGAAATGCTCCAGCACCCACGGTAGCACCGAGAGTAAGAAGCGTTCTAGCTGCCGAAGTATCGACAGTAACAATTCGATGATCGACTTCATTAATAGAAGCAATCGTTAACGTGTTAGTAACTCCACGGTCAACTCCGTTAAGAGTCACGGACTCAGTGTGAGTCACAGTAAGTGTAGCTGGTGTGATTGTAGATGACATGATTTCTCCTTATTTATCGGCTTCCGCCCTTAGTGCGGCTTCGCTGGGCTGTTCTGTTTTTATTTGAAGTTGCTCTTCGGCCAGCCATTTTTTTAATAGCTTTTAATTTATTAGGTCGTGCAGCTTTTTTCTTTTTTTCGTCTTTATAAGCCATTTTAAATCCTTTCGTTAAACTACTGCTTCAATAGCAGATTTTCTTTTATACTGTTTAGAATAAGGGTGAGCATCTGGTAAAGCAATACCGAATTTATGTCCTAAATAACTTTCAATTTTTTCCATATCAGGAACATTAATCCCTGCTTCTCCTGCTTTAAATCTTTCGGTATAACCTGTATTAGGGACTATTGTAGGTAAACCAGTAATAGTAATAGGAGTATTACCTGCTGCTCCGTGAGCAGCTTGTTGCAGAACAATAAGAGCACCCGAGCCAGTAGCAACAATTTTAGCACCGTGGCCGTTAGTAGTATCATTTACCGCAGCAGCAAGGTTAGCTGCTTGTGTAGTCGTATTAGCGTTAGTAAGGAATTTTACTCGTCCTTTTGGATCAAGGTCACCGTTAGCCCCAGAGGCTGAGGCAATATAAGTAATTTCAGTACCGTCACTAGAAATTATTGTTATTGTTCCTCCTGCTGTTGCTTCTCCGTTAGCAATTAAAATATTACTAGCTTGCACCGCATCTGTATTTTTTTCTCTTACGTAAAAAACTTCAAGAAGAGTACCTTTTAATACATTTAATTCAGTAGGGGATATAGTGTTTAAAGTGGATATTAAACTACTAGAAGTACCAAAGTTACCAACGTCAGGAAAAGCACTTCCTGAAGTATGAGTAAAAGTTTTGTTAGCCCCGTTAACACGGCATACAAAAGTACCATCTGTTGTTCTAGCAACACCTATAATAAAAGGATTATCCCCGCTTCCAGCACTTATAGCATCAGAAGCAGTGTATTCTACGGTTCCTTTAGCTTCAAGAACAACATCACCTACTCCAAAGCCATCGAAGTTGTTGGCAAATATTCTCCACTCTGTAGTAGCTACTTCTGAGCCACAAGCAAATAAAGTTTGATCAGCAGTAACACCGCCGGGTGAATCAAATTTAACTACAAAATACATTAAAAACCCGCTTTGAGGAGTACCGCCGCTTGCTGGGGGAAGATCAAACATGTCGGTTAAAGCGTTTAAATAAGTTCCGCTATTATTTACTCCGTTTCCAGAAGGACCGGCAAACCTATTAGCATTTTCAACAGTTGAAATAGGCGGTTCATCGTTAGTAGCTGCGTCCCAGTTAGTTGGAGTAGCTGAAGAATCTTCCCAAGAAGTTACTTTAGTTCCATCAGTAGTTAATAAAATATTTTCTGGTTTTAACCACATCTCAGGGACAAGTTTAGCCCCATCGCTTTCACTATTAAAATCTAAAGGAGTAATCGATACTCCTAAACGCGGATTCCATTCTCGTTCCCACATCTGAGGAATTACCCATTTAGCTGCTCCCGTTTTTTCAGTAGTGGGTAAAGCAGCAAGAGTGTTTTCTCTGTAGGACAAAATATAAGCTTCAGTACCCCGAGCTAATAACTCGTTATGATTTTGTTTAAGAGAAAACCACGGTCCTTTTTGTGGAGCAGCCGGGGTAGGACTATTAATAGTACCGCTAATAGTCATAGTCATTAAACCATCTATACCGTGGCTTTGTCTTGTTGCTTTACTCATTTAATACCTCTTTACTTTTTTTGCCTTAGGTTTAGGAACCGTCTTAACTTTTTTAACTTTAGCTTTACTAGTCTTTTTTCCTTTAAAATTAGGCATAGTTAATCTCCTTTTTCAAGGTCACGAATACGTTCTTCGTGATCTTCCGTTAATTTAAAAATAGTTTTTAACTGCTCTGTTAAAGCAGCAATTTGCATATTCATTTTCCAAAGCATACCAATAATTCCTGTACCGATTAAAAGTTCGACAAAAGGAATAACATTCATAGTGTCCATGACTATCTCCTAGAACTGACAGCAGACTGCCCAAAATAAAAACCAATAATAGCAATCAGGGCTGTACGCAATTCAGTAACAAGAAGAAATCCTTTGACTTCATGAAACTGCTCTGTAAATAATCCAAAGATACCACCAAACTCACCTTCAACCCACGTAGGGATACCAAAGAAGGAAAGAATAAAGGGAGCACCAACCATTGCAAATAAAACAGTAATAACAATGAATCGCCGTACCCACGTACCGCCAGCACCTCCCCGTGCCTCCGCACGGTCAGCAGAGTCATCAGCAGCAGCTTGGGTCTTAATAGCCAACTCAGCAAGAGCCGACTGTCGTTCTACCATAGAACCAATTAATTTAAAGATAAAACCGGAGAGTCCTCCGCCGATAAGGGACAGCAATTCAATAGGCATTGGTTACCCCTCCCAGACTGTTTTACCAAAGACTTTGAGAGCTTCCCAAAATCCTTTAAAGAAATTCATAAACGTTTTATAAATAGCCTTCATAGTGGCCTCATTTCTTTTTCTTTAAATAAGCATTAAAAGTAATAGCAAAAGCTAATCTTTCTGCGGCTGTATTATTATCTGCCGGAGTAAATACAATAGTTGATCCAGATCCATCTGCAATTGTAGTAAATGAACTCTGAACTCCAGTATTTCCTCCAGTAGCCGGATCAACACACTGATATGCAGTAACTAAAGCTTGGTCTGTATTAGCCCAAGCAAGGGACGCAATATTTCCAATAAGTGTTTGACCCGAAGTAGTAGGAGTTGTGTTTAATGCCATGACATTACCTCATTTCTTTTTCTTTTTATAAGCAAGGAAAGCCCTTGCAATATCTCTTGCTCTCCCTAACTGGGTAGCATCTGCGGTTGTAGTAGGATCAGTAAGTGCTGTACTATTGTTAACTCTAGTTAACCCAGCTTTCTCATTAGATCCAGCTACACTATTTACAAACTTACCTTCAATAACTAACTCGTCTTCAAAAGGAATAAGTTTTCCATCTCTTCCTCCGCTAAAATCAAAAGGAAACGTTTGTTCTAAGTCAGTCCAAGTACCCGAAATAGGAGTACCGGGATTAGCAGAACCATCAGTGTTTGTACCATTGGTAGCTGTACCGGCTGACCAAGTATAGGCTTTTATGGTAGTATTACCTGCGGCTCCTTTTTCTTCTTGAGTAAGGGTCAGAGTAACCTGACCATTGGTAGAATCATCTCCTACTTGAACAGCAGTAATTAAATCTTTAAGAGTAGAGTCAGAATCTTCAAGTGCCGCTTTTAACCCAGTTAAAGTGTCTGCTTCTTGATCACTTTGGGCTAATCCTACAGTAATACCAGCAACATTACTTTTTCGGCTATTACCAATATTATCTCCTGCGGCCACTACTTCTCCAGTAGCAACAGGGCTGCTGCCGCTTCTTCTAGTAAAAATAAAATTCTGAGTAACTCCAGATGCACTTGTAATTTCAATGTAATCGCCTGTATTTGCATTAGTCCACGCATTACCTCCATCTCCGTCAGTAACACTAAGAACTGCTTCAGATTTACGGTCATCGTTAGTAGATCC